CAACTCTCTTCATGAACAGATCTGGAATCCAGAGAGCCGAAAAGAGGTCGCGACAACGGGCTTCTTCATCACCTTGGTTGAGGCGTAGTTCCAAAAACTCCATGATATCCGCATGCCATGGTTCCAAGTATACAGCAATAGATCCCTTACGGCGACCAGCTTGGTTTACATAGCGCGCGGTGGCATTAAATACACGAAGCATTGGGATAATACCATCTGATGTACCATTTGTGCCTCTAATACGAGACTTGTTGGCTCTCACATCATGGATGTGCATACCAATGCCTCCAGCCCACTTTGAAATTTGCGCACACTCTGTGAGAGTTCCGTAAATTCCGTTAATACTATCCTCCTTATTGGCAATAAGGAAACAAGAACTCATTTGTGGCCTTGGTGTACCCGAATTGAAAAGGGTTGGTGTTGCATGAATGAAAAGACCTTGAGACATCTTATCATAGGTTTCAAGTACTGCGGGGATATCATCTCCGTGAATACCAATTGAAACTCGCATGAACATGTACTGTGGTGTTTCCATCAAAACACCATCAAGTTTCTGAAGATAAGACTTTTCAAGAGTTTTAAGACCAAAATAACCAAAATCGTAATCTCTTTTAGTAACAATATCATCCTTTACTCGTCCTGCAATTTGTGCAACTTCGTCGGTAACGATACCAGCTTTTGCCAACTTTTTCATAGCCATGTAAAAGTTGTTTGGACACACCTTCTGAATATTACTTGCAGTGATGCGTGTTGCAAGAATTTCGTAATCTGGGTCGGTTGTAATCATTCCAACACAGATTTCAGCAGAAAGTGTGTCTATTTCTTGTGTGGTAATACCATCATACATAGAAGAAAACACCTGCTGAGCGACTTTGGAAGAGTCACAATTTTGGGAGAGTCCGTATGTTAGCTTTTTGATCCTATTGGTGACATTGTCAAATTTCATGTCTTCAATACGACCGGAGCGTTTTGTGACTCTCATACTTTTACTAATAAATCTAAGTGTTTTATTTTTAACTTACTTGCGGCACTTTTCAAGGTCACCACTTGTAACCTTTACGGTACCAACAACTTCCATTTTACGGTTGGGCTGAAGTAAGTAAGTGTTATTGAAGAAGGGACCTTCTTCTCCTGGTCTACTCACTGGAGCGTAAGAAGCAACGAAGCAGGCTGGAGGTTTGCATGGAATTTCTTCAACGTTGTTTGGTTTTTCGGCATAGACTGTGTCGAAGTCGGCGGCGTTCAACATTTAATATTTACAGACAGTTTTTTTTCGGAAGCTATATTAAATGTGTGATAATCTTCACCTTGATTCAATGAAACAGTGTGAGACCCCTCTCAACACCCTGTTCTTTTCTGACTTCAATCAAAATCTTCTTCAGCGTGGGATCCGTCAGGCATTCAAAAATAGGACTGGTATTTCCATTGATCGACAAAACCCAGATGACCTTTATGGAATTATGCGAGTTGTCTTCATCAATAATTCCGGTGATCATCACTCACGGGTAAGAGAACAAGTGAAAATGATGAATGAACGTGTAATTGAAATGGCAATCGGACAAATTCAAACTGGTGTATCTCAATATATGGCTTACGTAAAGGATATAGATACAACTGCTATACCACTCGATCAACCAATGAATACCAGTACATATGGTAAAAAGATCGACATTAACAACAAGATTGGTATCAATTAAAGTTTTGGAGCGTTGACATATTAAGATGAGTTTGAATTATTACAAATCTGAAACAGAAAAAGTATGTAAATCAAAAGGATGGGATCGTGCTGCAGTTGATACTGTGTGGCTTCTATTGACTGAAGAGGTTGGTGAACTTGCCTCAGCTATTCGCCAATATAAGAAGACTTACAAGAAAACTGGTCTCAAGAAGGAAAGGGGTACGGACGTCATGATGGAAATGGGTGATGTTTTCAGTTATCTATTTCAACTTGCACATATGTTAGATGTTGATCTAGATAAAATGTGGGAGGAACACAGGTCCAAAATGAAAACCAAAAAATATAATCTGAAGTAAAAGTAACTATGAGTAAGTTTATGCTCGAGGATGAAGACGCTATTAATGATGTCAATCCATTTGTCAAGCACGATTTCTCCCTTCCAGGGGGTGTAAGACAAAGTGGTGATTTTAGTGATTTTTCGGAAATACGTGAAGAAAGTGGAATTCCAACTACTTCAAAGAGTGTATTCTGTGACTACGCTTTATGTACAAAAGGTGATTCCTGCTCTTTATCTAAACAAGTTCATCCACGGAGAAATATAGACCCCGGATTTACACAGGAAAATAAGAGTGTGGTTAGAGCTATAAAAGTTGGTGTGTCCAATAACCCTGAAATGTCAATCATAGGCGCCTCAATTCTTTTGGGAACAATTCTTATTATTGCATACTACTCACGACGTTAAAAAAGTATTCAAGTCTAGACATATTACATGTCCTTTCAATTAAATCGGTAAGTGTATCATAGCAAAACTTTTTGATGAATTCTTTCTGCCAAGCACTTCTAACATTGATTCTAGGTGGTTGGAATGAAGGATCTAAAATCTTCGCAGTGTGTGCAATTCTTACATAATTGTCACTTGAACGCAATGCTTCTTCGAGTGCCAATTCTGCCATTTTCTGTCTAACCTCAAAAGTCTTATTCACCATTGTGTCCAGGAATTTAACATATGGAATAGATCTAGATTTAGCCTTAAATTCTACCCATTCGGCGAGTGGTTCTGTCATGAGATGATCTACGTATGTTTCGTAAGTTTTCTTACTTTCCATATATTTTTCATATTCAACCTGAATATACTGAAGTTGGTGTTCAATGTGATAGACCGAAGTGGCCTTCTTAATGAAGGCGGGCATTTTGGTTTCATTTCGTGCCATTTCTCTAAGTGATTACCTAAGTCGCGTTTTCATACTTAAAACTCAAATAAAGACAGAGAGCGTTACATAAAAGAGCAAATAAAGAATGTATTCTGGCATAGCCAATAACAGCTTTTCATATCTTCTAACACTTGATGAATTCAGGAAACAATTACCCGATGATATAAGACCGTCTTGGGTAAAAATTACAACAATTACGATGATTTCCAGTTTTACACGAGAAATTGACATAAAAAAACTTCGTCACGTTTTTGAAGAACTTGGTTCATTTAAACTGAAGCGTGTTGAAACAAATGGTGATTGTGATTTTGAATGGAAATTAAAACCCACTACATTTTACAATCAAGTAACACTTACTTATCATGATAAATATAGTACCAAATCTGTGAAAGTATTTCCAAATGGTTCTATTCAGGTTGCGGGATGCTGTGATCTTTTTGATTGCAAAAGAATTATCACCCAATTGACACACATTTTCAATACTTTTTTGGGTATGGAAACTCAGATACCAGTCGATTCGTTTAGGGTTGTCATGATCAACTCAAATTTCAGTCTCAATTACAATATTAACCTGATGCGAGTGGCTCAACACTTTGAAAATAATTCGGATATTTTTAAAGTTTCGTTTGAACCAGACAGGTACTCGGCGGTAAAAATTAAGTTTCAACCTGCACAAGATATGAAAGAAATTACTACAAGTATTTTCTCAACAGGAAAAATTATTATTACCGGCGCAGAAACTTTAAAAGAAATCGCATTCGCTTACAATATTATCAATCAGCACATCAACGAAGATGAGCAAATCAGAGTTTCACCTACAGAGGACAAAGACGTCTTCGATATATTTTTGGGATACAAATGTGAACCCATGGTTGAACATCTCAGAAAAAAAGGATTTCATTCATGGCTCCAAACGATTACTAACAGGCAAATTAATTTCTAATGTTACAGTAATAAAAATGTCTCAGAGACTTGGTATGGCCGATGGTCGATGCTTTACCATCCACTCAGCATCTCAACTTACAAACAGCTACTTGATGCAACAAAACGGTATTAACAAGGTTGATAACTACTCATACCGTCAACTTCTTCAAAAGGGTGGCCCAGAACTTATCAACAAGCTTGAAGAAGCTTCGCGTGCTAAGTGTGACCCATGTGATAAAATGACAAATATGTCTAACATCTACTAACTGAGCTAAATTAGCGAAAAAACTTTAAAACCATACTCTAGAATGTCGCAATGTGCCATATGTCTCAATGAAGTCAGATCGACGAGAAACAATCCACCGATCAGATGTGGGCATATGTTTCATTCCCACTGTCTAGAGGAATGGAAAGACAAAGGTAAGAACACTTGTCCTATATGTAGAAAAGTATTTGATGTTTCACATTTTAAAGTGGTAGTTACGATTCAGAACAATTACACAGCAACTTCAAATTCTGTGTCATTGGAGAGTAATGCAATTTTTAATATAATGGATATGTTTGATATGTCTTTTGATGTTGAAAATACCTTAGATTTAGACAGTCTTTTGGCGGACCTTGGGGTGAGTCTTTCCGACTTTGATTCCCTTGTCCTTGACGCAGAATGAACTGCAGTAGCGTTCGTAGTTTAGACCGGGATAGTTTCTAGAAGCCTTGCGGGGATCAGTAATAGCCTTTCCCTTTGCATCAGTCAGAAGTGGTCCAGTAGCCCACCCACGCTTGTGACTGAATACATTGGCTCTGAAGACAATACGTCTATTTGGTCCAAATTTACCAGCTCGTTTAACTCTGGATAGTGGAACTTTGAAAAACTTGGCCACAGATTCTTGTGTGTCACCGGGTTTAATACGATATTCTACAACTCCGTGTTGAACATAAAAGTGAAAGTCTCCTTGACGAATGTAATTAGTTGGTCTTCCAGGACAAACAAACATCATAACTTTGTAATACCCCTTTTTACATTTCTCATCGGGTTTAGCTCTGTAAATCTTTGTAGGGTTATCCGAAATTACACGCTTTGGAAGACCTCGGCAATGTGTATAGTTATGATTTCTGTTTGAAAGACCCGAACGATCACCTGGTATGGACTTCTGCCATCTGTATGCTTCATAGTCTCCTACTGCATACGCATAGCAGTTGTTGTTGCCAATGCCAGTCGCTGTACCCCAGCGCTTGGTGGTAAATTTTCGTTCAGAACCACTCAGTGGAAGTTCTTTCATTTGTAGTTTGTCTAGAAAAAAATATAGCTATCTAATAAAATGATCAAGGAAGCTGTTAAGTCTGAAACCAAATCTGATATCCTCGTTGAGTTTCTCATCTTTGTGTTGAACATTCTCATCGCGACTTTCGTTCTCCGATTTGCGTGGAACAAGTCTCTTGTGCCACACGTCACCGTTCTCAAGCCACTTGAAACAATGCTCGATGCTTTCATCCTTGCATTGTCCCTGAATGTTGTTAGAGGTCTTTAAATTTCTTCGTAACCAACGGTTTTTTCACCATTTGGATGAATAATAGTTGGGAAGACTTCAACATCTGAACAACCTTCCTTTTCGCAATCTACAAATTTGAATGGCTTTCCATTCTTCTTCATGTAGTCTAACTGCTTACGAGTCCATCCACATCCCATGGTCCCATAA